TGAGTTTCGAGTACTTTTTCAAGGTACTCTGCGGCATGAAACATGCCGTTCTTTCTAAGTTCCCGACAATGCGCATACCTGCTAATGTAGAATTAACTACAAGATAAGTAAGGACCTATCTCCACCCACTCCTTAGTGACATACCAAGCCTTCTAAAGGGCTAGAGTGCCTAAAAGGGCACTCAGAGGTATCTCTTTCCTATATTGGATTTTAACGCGTCGGGGTATAGGAATATCCCCGAATTTTGTAGCCACCTGGGAGTCTATCCCAAATGGATCTAAAGAACCAAGTTTTCTAAGCTTGGAACTAAGATACTTATAGCTACAGACCAGACGCGAAGTATGCATGACAGGAGCAGAACAAGCGTATCTTTTAACAGAAACGTAAGAGCTCCCATCACGACTGAAGCACTGTGACCTTATTAGGTTTTCGTCAGAAGTGACTCGGCCTATCACAGGGCTATCAACACCAACATATGGCATGGGAACCTGAGTTTCAAGTACTTTTTCAAGGTACTCTGCGGCATGAAACATGCCGTTCTTTCTAAGTTCCCGACAATGCGCATTAACCTGGACAATAGCAATTTCCAGGTTATCGAATGACATTGTAAGGCCAGAAACCTTAGGGCGTGAGCCCGCAAGTTTAAGACGAGTTGGTGTGCACTCAATTCCGTTTAAATAGTCTTTACCACAGGATTCGCGGAAAGGTCCGCGATAAAATGATTTGGTATGGTTAATCACCATACCAGCCTGTGCAAGACCGCTGGTGGAAATGTGATACCAAGCAGACGGGACGATTAAGTCGTCACCATAAATGTAGATACGAGAGGCCACTTCTTTATAAGGAAGTCGCTCGGTAGTACATACCGCGTGCTCTACACAAAGCTTGATGAAAAAACCCAGCAACGAAAAGGTGAAACCGGACCCCATCCCTGCTAAGGAAGAAATCTTTATAGTTCTTCCGGATGGCAGTTTCGCGTGCGTAGAACGAGTATTTTGTAACATCCACCGGATGCCTGGGGCATTTCGAAAGATTTGCCTTATAGCTCGATAGCGTACACGGTCACTCGCCTCTTTCATGTCCAAAGTGGCAAAATCACCACTAAGACTGCCTTCGCGCGCCAGACCTTGATTAATGGTCTGGTCCCTAAAATTGTTCCTATACTTGGACTTACGTTCAAGTAGCTGAGTGATCGACGAAAAGAAAGCCATTTGAGCACGTATTAAATGTGCAGGCTC